CGAGAATGTGTAAACCTTGGATGGTATAGCGAAATTCTGTATCGCCGTGTGCTTCGTGCGACTCGGTTAGCTGGGCTCGTTTATTATTCCGAATAAAATTCTCGACTTTGTAGATGGCTTGTGAATCGCTATCGGTAAGATACTCAGCGGCACCTTCTGGGTATCCGTCGTGGTGTATATAGACAGTGTGTGTGCCAGACCACTGGGTTTTGAATTGATAAGTTGCTCTTGTTGCCATTTTTCTCTCCGTTTCTTTAGATGATGAGTACATCCTAAAGTGTTTTTTCACCAATGTAAACAAAAAGTTTTACAGATTATCAAAGAAATATCATGCTCCCATGAGGAATAAAAAATGCTGTATACTAAGTTGGTCTATGCCAAAAGATGCTAGCAATGATTGAATTGACCAGGTTTGCAATACTGCCAGATCGAACTGTGGGGAAAGCTGTTTATGGGGAACATATTTTTTGGACTATCGAGAAACCTTGGAAAAATAACGAGCCTTTCATATCTTGCATTCCAGAAGGCTACTATCGACTTGGGCGCAGAGATTCGCCACGTTTCGGCCCCAATGTCTGGGAAGTGCTGGAAGTGCCTAATCGTTCTCATATCCTCATTCACGTTGCTAATACTGCTGATGATGTCGTGGGCTGCATCGGGTTTGGGTCTAGCGTATACCCAGATCTTGGCGGGGTGGGAAGCAGTCGTAAAGCGATGAATAAATTTGAGCTGGCGAGCCAAGAACTTGAAGATGAGGAGCTGATCATAAAGCATAGTTTTATTGTTTAAAAAGGAGAGGATATGTCAGATTTGGAGGTAAAATACTTATCAATCAATGATTTAGTGCCGTATGCTAACAATCCAAGAACGCACACTGATAATCAAGTGACTCAAGTAGCTTCTAGCATCAAAGAATTTGGGTTCAACAATCCCATATTGATTGATGAAGGGAAAGGTGTTATTGCTGGACATGGCCGATTAGCTGCGGCAAAAAAACTAGGGTTAGAAACTGTTCCAACGATAACGCTGACAGGTTTAACCGAAGCGCAGCGCAAAGCCTACGTTATAGCGGATAACAAGCTGACAGAAAATAGCCGTTGGGATTACGATCTTTTATCAATAGAAATTGAACGGCTAAAAGAATTAGATTTCGAGCTTTCGGAATTAGGATTTAGCGAAGTTGAGCTAGAAGGTATATGCAATTCAGAACCTGATATGTCGATTTTAGCTGAATTAGATGATGAAGAATTAGATCAGTTCGAGGGTGATGTTAAACGCGCAATACAAATAGAATTTGAGAGCGAGCATTACAATGAAGCACAGGAGCTAATAAAGTTTTGGAGGGAAAATGAGGCTTATGTTGGATATATGGTCATAGAGCACTTGCGGGCAGAAAAGCAAAAGTTGTGATTGCTTTTATACCAACAAAAAGCAGACCAGATACTACCACTTACAAACTATTGGAAAGCAGCGGCTTCACGGTTTATCACTTTATAGAGCCAGCCCAGCTCCAGAGCTATTGCGTACCAAACAAGGTAGATATCGGTCGTAATGACGGAGGGATATCTTATGTCAGGAATTACATGCTCGATTACGCCAAACGACAAGGCTTTAGGCATGTATTGATACTAGATGACGATATTAATGCTTTTGGAACAGCAAAAGGCGGCAAAGCTATCAAACAGCCGAATGCTGATGCGCTGATAAAACCCTTCAGCATCTTCAAGAAAGCTGATTTTGCTATTGGCGGGTTTAATCTCAGGCAGTTCGCGTGGAGCGAAAAGAAGCCATACAGGGTCAACACTGGCAAAGCTGAAGGCTGCATCCTATGTGACATGGCTAGGATTGACTGGCGCTACAAAGATGATACGAAAGAGGACAAGGATTTTGTGATGCAGTGTTTAGATAATCGTCAGAGTTTCATATTCTTCTGCCGAACTTTCTACAACACGCCAGCCATCGGCAGTAATAAAGGCGGTTTGAATGAACTGTATCAAACAAGGCGTGATGCGGTTTGGGCCAAGAAAATAGCGCGTGATTGGCCCGCGTATTCCAAACTCATAACCCAATATGGTCGCAGTGACGTCAGGCTCGATTATAAGAAAAAAGCCCGTGACATGGGATTGCCAGTAATATGAAAGAATTGAAGCTGACCGAAGTCGCGCATAATTACAAGATTGGCGACAAGGTTTCTTGCGTTCAGCCTAACGTTATGGAAGATACGTTATTCACTTTTAACGGTGAAGCGATAGGATTTTACATTAATGACCTGGTCAAACATTCAAAAAAAGCTGCGCAACTGGCCGACATTGCAAATAATGAGCTTAGAAGCCCTAGAGTCCCTAAAACAGAAATGAGTAGAGGGCCGCAGGGCAACAAGGCACAGAAATTAAAAAGAATCGCAGAGGGAAAAAACCTAGTCACGCAATATTCAGTCATTTTAGGTGGCGTCCCGCCGAAGCCACACATGCGGAGGCCATATCCGACAATATCTAGCGTCCACTTAGTCAAAAGCGCTAGGACTTTCATTAAAGCGATGCTTATGCTTTGCAGGGAAAGCCAGCAGATAATCGCTGAAGTTATGCCTGAGCAGTATCGAAAACAGAAGCAACTGATCACTGAAAATGCTCCAGAAAAATACAGGTTTGGAGAGTTGTTCACTAGCTCTATCAGCAACTTTAACATTTCAGCCGATTATCACAGGGACAACGCTAACTTAAAAGGCGGCGTAAACGTGATAATAGCAAAAAGAAAAGATGCGACCGGAGGTAACACCACAATCCCCTCATACGGGGCAACCGTAGATAGCTCAGATAACTCTATGCTCGTATATCCTGCTTGGAGGGATTTGCATGGTGTAACCCCGATCAAGCCCACAGCAGAGGGAGGATACAGAAATACACTGGTTTTTTATCCGCTCAAAGCGTTTAGGGGGCTTAATTAATGGCAAGACCACTAAAAAACATAGATTGGCAACAAGTTGAACAGATGTGCGCTATTCACTGCACAGGTGAAGAGCAAGCGTCGATTCTTGGCATCAGTTACGACACCCTGAACAGGGCTTGCAAAAGAGAGCATAAGGTTAGTTTTGCGGAGTATTTCAAGCAAAAGGCCAGCGCTGGCAAAATGAGCCTTAGACGTAAGCAATACACAACCGCAATGGATGGTAATACGACCATGCTGGTATGGTTAGGTAAAAACTGGTTAGGGCAGCGAGATCAGCCAGAATCAGAGCCAGTAGACTTACAGCCAATCGTGATACAAAGAGCCGATGAAGCTGACCAAGCCCCAAGATGACATATTCTTCAATGACTCGCGGTTTAGGGTCGTTGTTGCAGGTCGTCGGTTCGGCAAGACCTTTCTTTCAACCTATGAGTTATTGAAACACGCGCTGCAAGGCAAGTCTCGGAACTGTTGGTATGTTGCTCCCACCTATAAGGCTGCGAAAGAAATAGCGTGGAACATGCTGATCGACGCAATACCCGACGGTTACATGACCAAGAAAAACGAGACTGCGCTCAGTATTGATTTGCGTAATGGCTCAAGCATAGCTCTCAAGGGTGCTGAAAAGCCGGATAATCTTCGAGGACGGGCGTTAGATTTTTGCGTATTAGATGAGTTTGCTGATATGCGGCCTGAAGCGTGGCATGAAGTGTTGCGGCCATCGCTATCTGATAGACGCGGAAGTGCGCTATTTATTGGCACACCCAAAGGCAGAAACCACTTTTACGATCTATGGACTAGGGGTGTAGACGGTCGAGAATCATGGAAAGCGTTCCAATATACGACTATTGATGGCGGTAACGTTGACCCTGATGAAATAAAAGCAGCCAAAAATGACCTAGACGAAAGAACATTTCAACAAGAATATGAGGCTCGTTTTGTTAATTACAGCGGGATAATATATTACGCATTTAGCCGAGAGCAGTCAGTCAAAGCATATAAAGCAGAAGCCGATGAACTACATATTGGGATGGACTTTAACGTTGATCCAATGTCAGCGGTCGTCTGTGTCAGAAATGGCGGCACATTGCACGCAATAGATGAAATCGTAATGTATGGCTCAAACACTGACGAGATGGTTGACGAGATACGGCAAAGGTACAAGCAGAAGTCGATAACGATTTACCCCGATCCAGCATCAGCGCAGCGGAAGACTTCAGCGGGTAGCCGCACAGACTTAAACATATTACAAAACGCAGGGTTTCGGGTTAAAGTACGCTCTAAACATCCTGCAATACGTGATAGGATAAACAGCGTCAATAGCCGACTGCTATCTAGTCAGCAAGAGCGACGGTTATTTGTTACGCCAAACTGTAAAAACGTAATAAACAGCTTAGAGCGCCAAACGTACAAAGAAGGCACCAGCCAGCCAAATAAAGACGACGGGTTTGATCACATGAATGACGCGCTCGGATACTTAATTGAATACATGTTCCCCATTCGTAAGGAGCATGAAACGCCAC